CCACGCCTGGCCGGTCGGCAGGAGCATCAGAAATGCGTTGCCATAGTCGTCGCCCGAGCGCCGGACGTGCCGGTCCCCTGCCATCGGGCTAGCCGTAATAGATGTCGCCGAGCGTGGCCATGTGCCCCGCGTCCGGCATGACGTCGTCGTCGCAGGTCGCCATGTCGAAAGAGATCACGTCGGGCGCGTTCATGATGGCGGCGTATTTCCAGGCCGCAAAGATCGTCTGGCCTGGCGCGGCATAGAGGTAAAGCATTTGCTCGATCGAGGTCTGGATGCCGCCGCGAACTCCTTCGTTGTCAGGATTAAGATTGAGAATGTTAAAATCGATCGGCTGCTTCAGCGGCGCGAGCGCATAGCATTGCTTGACGGTAACCGGCCGCATTTGATCGAGATAGGCTTGGACGGCGTCGACGTCCTCGGGCAGCGGGAAGCCGTCGTTGCTGGCGCGCAAATCGTCCATCATGAAGCGAACGGAGCAAGTTCCAATTCCCATTTCCTGCGGCGCCGCCCATGCGCGCGTGACGCCCGGAACCGCCAGCGCCCATTGCTCGTAATCGGTGGCGTCGCCGCCCATCGGCGGCTCGCGGATGCGCTTCAGGATGCGGGCGCGCAGCTCGTCGTCGGTCTCGTCATCGGTGCCGCCCTCGAGCGTAACCACCGTGATGCTGCTGACGCCGGCGACGGGCGTCTGCAACGCGAGCACCGTTCCGGTATCCAAATTTCCCAGACTACCCGGGTCGAGCGCCAGGATCGACGCCGGCGACGGCCCTGCGCCGATGGTGATCTGCGCGGTCGTCTGATAGGAAACGCCGGTCGCGTAGCCCATTTGCGTCGCGGTCGGAACGATGGTGCCGGCGACGCCGGCAAAGTCCGCGCTGCCGCTCGCTTGCGTTGCCAGCTTGCGCCCAGTCGACCCGTCCGCGTTGACTAACCAGATATCACCATGGCGCGACAGCCATTCCGTCTCGGCGGTATCGGGCAAGAGCTGAAGCGCCAGCCAATCGATATATTGCAAAGCTAGATGACAGAGCGCGCCCATCGCATCGGAGAGGACGCGCAGGACGCTGTTCGGCACATTGGCGTCAGCGCCTGGCAGCCGGCCTGTGATCGCATCGCGGATTGTGCTGCGCACGTCGCGCAGTGTTGGCGTCGACCATGGCATGATCTACTCGATTATGTCCTGCCAGAGGATTTGAAATTGCAGCTCGATCGCCGTCTTCGGGCCGCGATAGAGGCGAACGAGAGTATTGATGCGCTGCGTATCGACGCGCTCGACGTCGACGAGCATCGCCGTCGCCAGACGAATATCGATGAATGGCTGCAAAGCTTCCTGGATCATGAATTTGATCTTCGCCAGGGTCGAGCCTTGCTGCGCTTGCGCACTGGTGATCTTCTCTCGATGCAGTAACCAAAGCCGGCAGCCGATCGGCCAGCCGTTCCAAATCACGTCGGCGTCGAGATCGCCCCACCAACCGCGGCGATCGCTCGAGTCCGGATCAGGCAGAATATCGGTAATTGTCGCGAGCCGATCGGTTCCCAGCGCGACGATCACCGCGGTCGCCAGCGCCTGCGTCTCGTCGAGCGTCCCGTCGCCGAGCAGCAACCAATCAACCGAGACGTCGGTCTGGTAGGGAAAGACGCCGCTTTGCACGAGGCGGACGTCGGGCACATCAGCCTCGCGTGGTCATCCAGAGCGTGCAATTGTTCATCTGCAAGGTTCCCGCGCTGGCGGTGACACTGCCACAGCCGATCACGAAATAGGAATGCGCCCCTTCCGCCGGCGGATAAAATCCCACGATGGTGGTCGGGAATATGAAGGTGCTGCTGGCATAGATGTACTGGTTCTGCATGACGTTGCCGCTGGTGCTGTCGAAGGATACGGCGATCGATCCGGTTGCCGTGCAGCTACATTGGGAGTCGAGACCGAAGTGAACGACTTCATCGGTCCAGTTGAGCAAGATCGGCGCCGCCGTGCTGCCGAGCAGGCTGGTGTAGGCACCGTTGACGCCAGTGGCAGTGTTGTTGTTGAAGGAGACGCCGATGTTGCGGCTCTGCCTATTGAACCAAGACAAGCAGCCGCGAAACTGCCCATTGTCGGAGAAGCCGCCGACCGACGTGGTCCACACCATGCCGACCAGCGTATAGTTGACGCCGCCGGTGCCGGTCATCGTCTCGACGCCGACGTTCCCGCTCGTCCCGCTCATGCCGTGGCCGGTGGTGCTGAAATTCAGCGCCAACGTCCCCGCATTGTTGAAGACGTAGACGTAGTAGAGCGCGTTGACAGCGAGGGACTGGCCGGCTACCTGATTGACGAAAGCGCCGGTGTTGTTGGAGACGACGCCGCCGCTGGGGATGTTGTAGATCGTCCCGGCGATCTTAACCAAGTCGCCGTTGTAGGGAAGAAACACGACCTGGGTGGCGCTGTTGGCGATGAATCGCCCACAGTTGAACGCGACGGCAGGACCGGCTGGGCCGGTGGCGCCGCTTGCGCCGGCCGAGCCGCTCGGCCCTACGGGACCGGTGGCGCCGCTCGCTCCTGCCGGGCCTACCGGTCCGGTGGCGCCGCTCGCGCCTGCAGCTCCGACGCCGCCGGTCGGCCCGGTGGCACCGCTGGCGCCCGCGGGGCCGACCGAGCCGGTCGCGCCCTGCTGCCCGGCGAGATTGATGTTCCAGTCGGCCGCCGTGCCGCTGCCGCCGGTCAGGTCGACGTTCACGGTCAGCGTCGTCCCACTGTAGGCGGTGACGAGGCCTTCCATGAAGTTCGTCGGCGTCGCGTTCGACGAGGCGCGCACGCGCGCGCCGACCGAATAGGCGAGCCCGGCTTGCGTCGTGAAAGCCTTCGAGCCAGTGCCGATCAGGAAGGAGGTCGCGCTGGTCGCCGTGTAGCCCGGGCCAGTCGCGCCCGAGGCGCCTGCAGGCCCTACAGGCCCGGTCGCGCCCGAGGCGCCCGCGGGCCCGCTCGGCCCGGCCGGCCCGGAGGCCCCCGGCGGTCCGACGAAGCCGGTCGCGCCTTGCGGCCCTGCTGGGCCGACGGGGCCGGTGGCGCCGCTGGCGCCGGTCGGCCCTGGCAGCGACGAGAGGTTGCCCGAGCCGTCGATGAAGAGCGGCGCCGCGATTTGCAGCGCGAGCTGGCCGAGGCCGTTTGTCGTCAGCGGCGCGGCCTGCGCGAGAGACATCGTGCCGCCGGTCGAGTCGAGGCCGAGCGGCGCGTTAGCGCTGTGAACAGTACCGCCGCCGCCGCCGGAATCGGGAGGCTCGCTGCCGCCGCCCGAGAGCGCGTAGACGTTCTGCGCGATCTGCTCGCCTTCGAGCATGACGCGCAGGAAGGTCCCGTCGCCCTTCTTGCCGCCGAGGTAGACGTTGCTGTCGTCGGCGACGTGAACCTTGACGTTGTCGGTCTGATCCGGTGGCGCGTCGTCGCCGCCGTTGTGCGTCGCTGGCGATCCGCCGCCCGAGCTGCTCGAGGAGCTGTCGCTGCCGAAGCTCGTCCCCTGGCGCAAATAGACGTTCTTGCCCGAGGCCATGGCCCCGTCTTGCGTCAGATGGAAAAAGAAATCGCTCGACCGTCCGCCTTTATAGACCGAGTTTTGCCCGGTCGGTTTCTGCTGGCCGCCCTGGCCGCTCTGCTGGCCTTGTTGTTGGCCGCTCTGCTGCTGGCCTTGCTGCTGCGACTTGACGACGAGCTGCATGCGCGCGGTCTTGTCCTGCGGCGCGGACCAGAAGCCGCCGTCGGTCGTCAGATGGAATTGTTGCTTGTCGTCCTTGGTGCGATACATCGCCGTATCGCCCTTATCGAGGCCCTTCAGGCGATGCCGCCTGTCATCCATGACCGTGCAAACCGGGAAGCTCCGATTGCCGCCCATGAACGAGATGAAGCCCTCGGCGCTGCCGCTGATCTGCCCGTCCTGGCCCTTGTCGGCATCCATGACGACGGACGTGAAGCCGTAGTTTTGCGGCGACTCGACCTTCTGCCGCGTCTCTCCTTTCATGAAGTTGCCGCCCATCTCCTGCATCAGCTTGGAGTCATCGGCCTTGTCGATGATCGTCCTCGCCCCGCCTGACGTGTAGCCGCGGAACGATGCTTGGATGGGAGTCGAGCGATGCATTAAGGCCGCTGCTCTTCGATCTGAATATCCGCCTCGGTCATGTCCTTCATCGGCGGCGGCGTCGGATTTTGCGGCGCGTCAGGATTGATCTTCGCCGGGTTGTCGCCCTCCGTCGGCGCATTTACGTTGTCGAGGTTGACGTCGTTGACGTCGTTAAGGAACCATGGCGCGACCAGCTCCAAGGTCGTCAACGAGCCCTTGGCGCGATCTTGCGTGAAGGTGACCGTCTGGATCGCCAGGACCATCGCGGGCATGATGAGCGCCATCGGCGATTCGACGTCGACCAGATCGCCCGGCTGCCAAAGCAAGCCGGTCTCGGCGCAAATCCAGCCCTGGACGACGATGGTGACGTTGACGTAGGTCCCAGCGAGCCATTTTTTTTCGGCCTCGGCCCGCTCTTCCAGCATCTTGATCGTCACCGGCTCTTCGTTCGGGATAATGATCGGTCGGTACTGGCGAAACTTTCCGGGTGCGTGAACCTCCTGCTCCGAAGCCTCACGGCCGTTGACGTTGTCGCTGCCATTCTCCTGACTGCGCAAGTAGATATCGCTGAACCAGCGCTCGACCGAG